ATTGCGCCAAGACCTGTGTTAATAAATTGCTGACCTTGTTGATATGACAATGGAGCATTGCTAAGTAATCCTAGTCCAGGCTGTGTATAGAATCCTTGCGCAACATTGTAGGCGTTCTGCCCTGCTTGTGCTGCTTCAGCACGCTTGCGAGCAAATACATCCTCACGCCCCATAATTTCAGATGCGATAGCTGCATTGCCACCTAGTCTGCCAGCCGCTGCAGCCCCCTCACGGGATGTTTGTTGGTATCCGCGCTGTTCTTGTGGACTAATCATCTGAGACGCTGCTAATGCCCTTTGTGCTTCATTACTGAAACCTTGAACTACACCAGCTTGTTCAGGAGACAACGCTTGCATTAACCCACGGGTTAATCCTGCTTGTCCAGTCATCTGCCCAAGTTCTGCTTGGCGAGCTTCACCTAATCCCATGCCAGCTTGTTGCGCGGCATCACGACTAAGACCAAAGATTCCTTGCTGTCCACCTACACCGGTCAAGAAAGATTGGATATCGCCAAGGTTCAATCCTTGTAATTGTGGACGGAATTGTTGCTCTTGAGAAAGAATTTGTGGCAATGCGCCTGACATGCCTGAAACATAGCTACTAATATCGCTGCCGATGTCTATCTTTGGAGCTTTGACTTTTTGTGCTGATCCCATAATTTATCGTAGTTTAGAGTAAAAGGTTTTCATGCTTAACAAGCGATTGCGATTTGATTGTTTAAAGTCGCGCTGAAAAGCAATGTATTTGTATTTGTTTTTGAAAGGTTTAAGCGCATCAAGCATGTTTCCACAACACATAGTAACGTAAAGTGTATCCGATTCTTCAAACGCAACAGCTTCTTCAAGATTTCTGCTATTGGTGTGGAATCCAATAGCGAAAGCACATGGAGTAGAAACAACAATACCATGACACAAGTGCCAACCAATAAGGCTTTGGATGTCGATGTTTCTTGATTCATAAAGGTTAAGTGCTATGGCTAGGTGTGGATTCATTTACGATTACTCATACATGATATTTATTGATCCTGCGTCAAAAGTATTGCCGCCAACAGTAGTAAGACGTATGCGGTCTAGTGTTGCTGATAAGGTTTTGCTCCCACCTCCAATGTAGGTATAAGCTATAGTTGAGTTGCCGCCGACAAAAGAATAAACCCATACGTTTCCAGAAATGTTGACGATTGTAGCTATGCCATAAAGCAAGTCGCTTGCTGTTGGTGATTGTGACAATCCAAATCCAGTGGTGAATAAATCAGGGTCTGGAGTTGCTCTTACTTCTGTCGCGCTACCTAAGTAGTCAGTTATTTCAAATCCACCAGAATCTCCAAGTTGAAGAATAACAGGACTAGTTCCATTTGTGCTGACCCCAGATAACATTACTGTAATCCGCTTAACTGTTGATGGTATAGATGTAAAATCAACAGTTGTTCCACTAGTTGTGGCAACTGCCGTTCCTCTTGTAATTACTGCTGCAAATTTAGTGTCAGTATAAGCCTTGATGCTTTGCTGAGTAGCTAATGAAGTGGCACTGTCGCTTGCCATGTTGTCCTCATCAAGAATAGAAACCTCTGCTACAACACCGAGAGAACCAGAAACATTTCCTAATGCTTTCATGTTGGCCACATATTGTATCTTGGCATATGTGACTCCTGTATTGGCACTTGATGAAGATGCTATTGCATTAGTTGTAACTGAATTAACGCCCATTTCATTAGACGTAATACCAGATGTAGCTACTTTTAACTTGCCAGCGGTCAACGCAAGAGTTCCTCCTGACAACGCATCGCTTGTAAATAGCGTTTGGTCGATGATGTTGTTCATCAACGTGCTGGTAATAACCTCGTTTGTTGCGAAGGTGTGCGTTGTTTCTACTACTCCAGGCATATTATTTCTGTGATATGATTTGTCGGTTTGTTACAGACCCTGTAACTTTTATGGATGTGATCTTAGGTGAGCCGATTGTCCGTGTCAAGGTTAGCGTTCCTAGATAGCCTCTAATGCCACCAAGACGGAAGCGAATGTTACCTGTCTCATCCTCGTTGGTAGATCCTGTGCCAAGCACTACACCGTCAAGGAACATAGTTGTTGTTCCGATGCTCTGACTATTGTCTGGATCTTCTGCGGCAAAGGAAATATCATACTCACCTAACCCACCATCGACACATTGCATAGTAACTTGCCCATCTGTAAAGCGTTTACGGTCAAGATTGCCTAGCGCATACCCCCTAGTTGTCAAAGATGACTCGATAGGAAAGCTAGTTATTGAGCCAGCGGACACTAAACTGTCATTGGATGTCTCAACGGCCTCTAATTCATGCACTCCACCTAGCGATGTTACGGCATAAATGCTATTTCGCTCAGCAGCACTGCCAATAATTATGTTTTTAATGATAAAGTCACCAGCATCAAACGTGTCTATAGACTCCCATCCTTTGTTCAGGAAATTGAAGATTAAGATTGTGTTATTTCCAACAGCATCATTAGCTCCTGCAATAGAATCCAACGCAACAGCAAGGTAATATCGGTTATTGAACAGAGTTCCAACCGCCTCGGCAGCTAGATTCTTGTTGATTCTGTCAATATACGGCTGAATGTTCTTAGAAATAGGTTCATCTGCACCGCGAAGGTTGTAGTCATTTAAGAACTCAACAGCATACACACCTTCATCCGAAAGAAAAAACATAGCATTGCCTTTCATAACAACGCTTTTTTTAGCCAAGCACCCTACTTCGGTAGTCAACGCAGTTACACGGGTGTCATTTAAGCTTCCAGTAGTGCCGCTAATAAGGTGCAAGCTATTGCGATTAAGAACAACTAGCTTGTCGTCGTAAAACCCTTGCATTGCTACAAGATAATCTGTTGTGCCACCAGTAATTCGGAACTGATTGGCAATCTGGTCAAACGTGTGGCTATCTAAAATATCTGATACAGCAATCTCATCTGTGATGTTTCGATTCGTATAAGTAGGAGAACTAAATGTTCCAGCAGGATCGTAGTAAAACGGAACCCATAATCTGCGTTGAAAGTAAATACCCCATGGTGGGGCAGGTTGATGGATGAATCCTGCTCCAACGCTAAATGGTCCACCTACTTGGATGTTGTTTCCGCCAATAGTATTCAAGTCACCTACTGGCGCAATAAACTCAATCAATGTGGTTGTGGCATTTTTTACCTCAAACGACTTGCCAGAAATACCGCTGAACGTAGGTTCTGTTGTTTCATAAACAGTGACCGTGTCTCCAGTAGCAAGTGTTGTGTTGCCTGATACAACCAAACTCACCACACCAGATACTACGTCTACATTGCCTCCAGTCACCGTGAACACCTGTGGTTGCGTGTAAGCACCTCCAGGCACAAGCGTGAACCCAGCTTTCAACACACCAGCAGTAACACCAAATGTTGCAGCTGCTACTTGTGTCGATGTAAAGGTGTATGTAAATACATCCTTATCCGTAACGGAAAGAACAACAAATGTTCCATTAGCAGGGGTTGTTCCTCCAGTTAAACCGCTAACAATAATGGTATCATTTACGGTTAATCCGTGATCTTCAACCCGCATGGTTACTGTTGTAGAAGGCGCAATTGGTTGGCTTGCACTCTCAATCTGCCGACCATTGGGAAACCACTCAAACGCTTGCGACCCACCACGGAACAAGAACACGCGATCAAACGCTTGTATCATGTCGGTGTCGCTAGTAACGGATTGACCTGCAGGATACTTAATATCCTGCGTGGTGTATTCACTTTGATCGCTGAGGGTAACTAAGATAGCCTTAGTATCCAACGCCAGAACGATGCTCTCTGTATTACTTGAGTTTGGATCACTAAACAAGCAAGATGCTCGGACGTTGACGTTAGCGGCATCGTTAATCGGAGTTGTGGACAATGTGCCAGTCTGGTCGCTGATGGATGTTAATCCAGCTACGGAATATGTCACCGTATTAGCACTAGCTACGGTCAACGTAAAGTCACCGCTCATCTCAACATTGCCGACAAGTCCAGTAATCCTTCCTAGTGCCGTGCCAGTCAACCCGTGACCTGTAATCGTAATCGTAACTACACCAGCAGTTACACTCGCAGCAGTAATGTTCTTAGCTACATCAATCAGAAAGAACGGCAACTGTAACGGACTGCCACCACTCGTCAACGATCCTGTCCTAGCTAGGATACCTCTACGTGGCTTCCAGTATCCTTCCATCCTGCCATTCAACGACTCACGCACCTCACCAACTTCTAGCTGGTTCAACTGCAATCGCTGATTCACACTAAGAAACCCACCATCCCCATCCGAGGATTGCGCTTCGTCCATCGCACTACCACTCTGTGCAAACTGACTCATTATACGTAATAGGCAATAACGGAACCACTAGTAACGGTAATTTCTGTAATCATGCCACCAATGCCAATACCAGCAGGAATCGTAACGCCCCCCAAAGTGTCTATCTCTTCAATATTGCTTGCAACTATATTAGATAACACAGTGTCTGTAAT